ATCTCCAGCAGATCTTCACGGTTCCCCCTTTCCACGTCGAACGTGGAAAGAATGTTGGTATCACCTACGAAGCTAGAAGACACAGTTGAGTCCTTGCGGTAGTTGTCTACCGCAATATCTCAACCACTATCCACGTCGCTGAGATGACTGACCCGGAAGCCTGTTCCCCAACTTCTTACGAAGCAACTCATCCATTGCGCGACCAGCAATCTTCTTGTCTTCTGGCTTGTCGCTTCTAGCAAGTTGGAAAGCTCGTTGACGATCTACTTCCAACTCCTGCTCAGGAGTTTGCTTCGGTTCCATTGGCACATAGCGCGGTGCAGCATTCCCATTCTGTGGGGTAGCGATTGGAGGTATCGCGGCTGCACGATCTTGTCTTCCGCCTTGCAACTCTTCCGGCTCAGCTATGGCACGGAATGCCTGTTCTACGCTACAGTGTGGATTCTTCTCTCTGAACATCTGGATCAGAGGAACGTGAACCTCATACGAGAATCCATCATACTTCTGAGAGATGCGGTGCAAGTCTTCTTGCGTTGACCTGTCCTGCATTGTCTGAAGCACTGGTGACACTCGCGCCATAAGCCTTGTTTCCATGGCTTGCAGCGCCTCTGTGAGCCTGACATCTGACAACACTTGTTGTCTACTTTCAGGGTCCAGAGACTCAAGGTTCTGCTGGATAAGAGTATTGTATCGTTGCTCCATCTCAGCAAGTTTCTGCTGAGTCTGTTTGCTCGATTCTTGCAGTTGTTGGGCTTGCGCCTTGATCTGCTGTAACTCTTGATCCTTTGACCGAAGAAGCGTTGAGAACTCACTGAAGCGACGCTGAGCGTTCGGACTGAGTTGATCGACTTCCGAAGGCTGTTCCGATTGAACTACGGTCGGTGCCTGTTGTGGCTGCACCTGCATTTCCGCATTAGCTTGCACAGGATCTTGCAGTCCTGGACGATTGGCCGCAGCCTCTCGCCGTTGCTGCTCGATTGCCATACGTGCATAGCTTCCTGCTGGCGGAAGTGGGCGCGCGGGCTGTCCGTCCGAATCCACCGGCACTGGCCTTGGCTGGATTTGGGCACCCGTGCGGGCGTCCTTCATCGCAGCCTTGAGGTTCAGTGCAGCCTGATCCGATCGTGCGTTGAACTGGTTGTTGTTGGGAGCCATCGTTCTCTTCGCGGGGCACGACTTCCGCTAGTCTTCAGTGCCAGTTCCGGTTCACGACTCCGGTTGTTCAGTGACTTTGATACTGTAGATATTTCAGCCTCTACAGTCGGGCTTGCTGTCTAGTAAGTTCCGGCAGGAGTATCGTCGGAACCGCCGTTGCCCTTGTCGTATCCAACGACATCCCCACCTGTGCCACCAGGATTGTCCTGATACTTGTAGTTGGGGCCGCCGGCAGCATTGTGCGGCGAACGGGTCTTGGAGGCCATGGCCGCTTCGGTTTCATCGAAGCCCATGCGCCGGTTGAGCGGGACGGCCATCTGCTCAGTCTTGGACTGTGCAGCGCCGACACCTTCATTCGTGGGATGGCCAAACGTCATGCTTGCTCCTCGGTTGGTTTTGGTTCTGGCAGCCTGAGCGCGGAAAGTTCATCTTCCACATGCGCAAGCTGTTCTTCAAGCTGATTCTTGTTGAACTTCACGTTGGACACCATGTCCAACACGGCTTGGAGTTCCAGGCATCGGCCCTTCATGGTGACAAGTTCGTGTTCGTTCTTGGCTCCTAGAAGTTGCGCAATCCGATACCGCTTCATATCCTCCAAGGATTCAGTGAATACCTTGTAGGATGATTGATTCATCAGTCCAAGCAGACCATCAGCAGTCCTTAGACCAGCTTCGATCATCTGCTTTTTACGAAGAAGCCTCTTTTCATCAGTAGAAATAGTTTCCTCTACCGATGGCCAACCAGCTTCTTTCCAAAGATCGTGTTGCTCCGTCACATTGCACCCATGTTAGGAGCACCAGCCATGGCATTGGACTTCATGTCGCTACCACCCATGTCGCTTTCACCGTTACGAGAATCGTCAGTATACTCGTTACGGCGAACCTTTGGACTGCCAGCATCTTGACTATTGGTTGGGCCACCAACAGCCGACATGGAAGGATCGGCAGTAGAAGGATCTCCAGATGCGATTCCTTGCATGGCCGCTGCCTGAGCCATGTCCATCATCATCTTCTCTTGCTGCTCTTGCAGCAAGGCAAGCTTGCGCATGTGGTCAGCAATATGAGCCCTTGCCATAGCAGCGGTTGACGGATCGCCTTCCTCCAACATCTGGAATCGATCGCTCTTGATCTCTTCCAAGTGAGAAATGGCATGACGCATATCGTTGTCGTCTGGACGACGCGGTGGCACGTTGCCATGATACCAGAGTTCTTGTTCCTCGATTGCTGTTAGCAATCGCGTTTCCTCTGGCGGCAATCCGATGAACTCATCTACGTTGCGGATATCGAATCCTTGCTCCAAGATGTAAGCATACAGCTTTGGCATCTTGACTGCATTAGGACCATACATCTGATTGATCTGAGGAGCACGATCAAACAGATTGACAAGTTGCTGAATCTGAGTTTGCTTCGTAAGAAGCTTGAAGCCTGACAACGGCTGCACGATGAACCTTCCGATCAAGTCTTCAGGTCGGATTGTCCATCGATCACGGAACCGAACTCCCATCGGTCCAATGTCACGTATGACCTTCTCGTATGACTGGAACTGCATATTGTTCCAAGCCATCTGTTCCAACATAGGAACTGTTACGTCGTTGTCGAAGTTCTCCATTGCGCCACTAAGACGCATGTTAGCTTCGTTCAGTTCCGAGTTGTATTGAGTCGCAGTCTTTGACGCAGACGACAGCGGATCTTGTGCGCCAATAACTGGTGAAGTAACACCCGATACTTCACGCATCTCTGCTTCAAGGATATTCTCAGCCTTGAGTGGAGCATCGCTTACTTGCGGCAATGCAATCGGCATTACCGCTTCGTTTGGGTTTCCTGGCACACGGATGATTAGACCCGGCTGTGCGACCAGTTGTCCCGGTGGGATGTTAGCTTGGTCAGACACAACTAGCATGGGATTACCCTCTAGTTGTGTCGCAGACATCAGCAAGGATCGCTTTGTATCCTTTTCCATCGAGAGACGAGCAATCATCTCGATAGCGCCGATGCCAAACAACTCATCCTGAAGCTCAATAGGACGCCATACTTGGTATGGCTTTTTGCCATGCCAGAATGGATTCACTGTTACGCGAGCAACGATCGCGTTAGACCTTGGCTGGATCATCACCACATTGCAAATCTTGGTGATGTATTCCCCGTTTTCCTTCTTGATTACTAGCGGTCCCCACCAATCGATTACTTCGTAGTGAGGAACGGTTGCGGTCTGCTTGCCACCGCGAGGATCGAAAAGACCATAAGCATACGCTTTACGTTGCTTGTATGGATCTTCGTATGCGTAGTCGTTGTCGCCTGTATTTCCTTCCAGTGCTGCCGTGTTCTTCCAATGGCCAAGTTCGACCATTTGCTTTACACGATAGTCAGGCCACAACTGACGATCTAGGCACCATTCAGCTTCCTCAATGCTAGAGGCTGCTGGCGGGGCGTAGAAATCGAAGATATCGATGGGAAGAACATCATTCCCATCAAAGATCATTTCTTCCCGGTTTACATCTGACAGATCAACCTTGGATGCACCAGGGATCTTCGGATCAGGTGTGCGCTTGGCAACTCGATACGCACGGTCTTCAAGTTCTTGCTTCCAGTATGTCTTCTGGATAGCTGTTCCGTAAATCAGACCATTGCGAACAAATCGAGATGCTTTTGATCGATAGTTACATACGCGCAACTGATCTCGGCAAAGAATCTCCTGAGCTATTGCCGCCTGATCGTGTTCTTCATTCTTTCCGTAAAGCTGGAACCAACGTTGCGAACCGAACACGGTTCGCATGATTCGTGGATGAATCGTTTCCACGATCTTGAACGGAGTTGGTGAATGAAGCTTCTGCCGTCCGTATCCGAACGATGCCAGTGTTTCGCCTCGATACAGTCGATACATGATAAGGAACTTGTTACGCAAGTATTGAAACGTTGCGAACGTGTCCTTTAGAGATGAAAGAACTGCTGCCTTTGCCTGCTCTACAACTTCTGGTTGATCGGCTAGGTTCTTGAACCCAACCATCTCGTTATACATCTTGGCCACTTGGTCAACATGGCGGCCATCAGTATACGATTCAACAAGCGAGTGTTCTGCGTAGACAGGCTTTGTGCCATCTCTCGCAGTTGCCTTCCCCATGCCACGCGAAGCTACTGACTGATCGTTCACCCGCGTCATCGGCGGGTTTGTCGTGTTGCCTATCTGCAACCGATCAGATCCAACGCTCACTTGTGGCTGAACTCCTGAGCAACATCCTTGCTCGGGCACTTACCTTGTGCCTTGCCTGGATTGTGAGCACACATGGCCATGAACCTCTGTTGCTTATCGCTAACAGCAGGATTGCTTGCCATCTCCTCCGAGATGAACGGATTCATCCCCGTCATGCCATGAAGACCTTTCTCGTAAGGTTCCTCCTGGCTTGCTGGTTCGTCTTCGATGTGGTCGAAGTCGCTATCCTTGACGAACAGGCTTGTCAGCCGAGTCTGGTTCGTGTCGGCTATCGTTGGGAGTCCCGTGTCCGGCGATGCTTTGGAGCGCATGAGTGCTGATCCTCGGCAGAACGTCCGCAACCGGCCCTGCGAAGGCCGGATCAAGGAACGCACGTCCTGGGTGGGCGGATCCATACCCAGCCAGCCAATCCAACGCAAGGCCCGTCTGGTAGAGGCTCTGGCGCCGGGTGACCGGGTTGGTGCGCCCGAAGAAGTAACTCGATCCCGATTGCAGCGTAAAGCCGCTGCAAACAATGGGGTTAGCGCCCATCACATGAGCAAGCTGGATGGCGAAACACAGGGAGTTACCACCTGGATGAAACTCATCGTTTACAGACTTTGGCACATAGAATGGGAATGGTCTTAGTCCCAACTTGCCATGCTTGCGTTGAACTCCATTGAACTTTCTTATACGGATTTCAACTGGTTTCACAGCTTTTGTGCCAACCATCTTCAACTTATGCGAATGTGCTGTCGAGTAGATTCCGCCTCCGAAGATTCCACGATTTACTATGGTGACCATGGAATCGGTGCATCCAATGAGTCTCGGAGATTCGGACTTCCAAACATTCGCGTCAACGACAAGCCAGATTGAGGGTTCCAAGAGCCGCAATGTCCAGTTCGTTCCGATGACGATTTGCCCTTTGGAAGCTGCAAATCCTGGGGAGTCAACCAATCCTTCTGCTCCCCCAAAGATAAAAGCAGGCTTTCCGGCAATCGATCCATCAAGCCAACTCGGATCATGACTTCTGCCGCCCGGTGCCTGAATGTGTGCCGCTTGAAAATCTCGAAACAACATGCTTGTCCTATCGTCTCTGCTTCATCTAGATTGTTCAGATAGTGAGCCACCAATGCAACATACTCTTCAGGAGTATTTGCACGGGGTGCATATGGAAACATACGCTCCAGTTCCAACCTGTGATTATCACTTACTACTAACGTTCCACATGCAGCCATTTCAAAGAAGCGCGGATTGACATGGCTTGCCGGTGCATCGAAGTCATTCCAGAAACCTGTCCCATCCTCTTTAGGCGGCGCAGTTGGAAGTGCTATATGTCTTCCTTTACTACGTAGAACACGGGTATTGAAGCATTCCTTCGTGATTCCAGGAGCACGATGAACATTCAGACCCACTTTGCACGTTGAGTAATAAAGTGGATGTTCTTCTTGTTTTACCCACTGTTTGCTGAACTTCGTTATTGGAATACCCTTGTTAGGCCAGAAACGAATATCAGCACCATCAACTACTTTCTCCACTGCTCGTAAGAACTTCTCTCTTGGAATCAACATAGGATTACCAAGAAAGAATGCTGGGACTTCTCTGTTCCGATAATCTTTATAGCAGAACTGAGTTACATCAGCGCATGGAGGGAGATAGTAAGTTCTTCCCCTATTAGGGGGTTGTCTGGCTTGTTCATGGATTCCAATAGTGCAGTAATCCATCGTGAACACGACATCAAACAACGATGAGAACTTGGATGATTCACCACACTCATATGGTTCATCAGGAAGATATACAGCCGTCCTGATCCCAGCCTGCTTGAGAACACCAGCGAATGAGGTAATACCGGCAGCCCTTCCGTGATAACACCATACCAAATCAGGTCTTTGCTGCTTGATATTATCAACAAGACCCTTTGTATAGTTTCCTCCCCTTGTCGAGTAGATTCCTCCACCTTGAAGCTCCCTGAGTTTTGCGATGTCAACTACAACAACATCGCAACCAATCTGCTTGAATCCAGTCAACCAGCCATTACGCCAGTTGTCAGAATAGACAAGCCGGCTGTCGTCAGCTACGACTACCTTGATTGGTCCGCTTTTTCCTACCAATCTCGACACGGTAAGTTCCCATGGAAGGAATGTAGAATGCCATCATGCCAGAACGCATGATAGCATAGAAGTAGCAATGATCGTAGTCTTGTTCGTGCTTGTCGAAGATGACACCCTTCAAGACTGCTTGCAATGATTTGCGAGTTGTCATGAATACCGATGATCCATCGGTATACAACTTGTTTCCAAGTTTGCATGGAGGAAGAATGCAACGAGATTGAGTTCCATTACAGAACGAAGTTGATGCAACCGATAGCAATGGTTGCTGCATCTTTCCAAACCATGAGTCATCCTGAATCCTTACATCGTAAGGAACTACGATTTGATACTCAGATTTTGATTCTTCAAGACTTGCATGAATGGAACCATTATATCCTGAATCCTTATGATTCATCAAACTCCATGGCCCCTTGCAAATAGCGCGAAGCATCACATTGAGTGATGCCATAGCACTTTCCTTCAAGAATCCAAACGTTGCAACAGTAAGCCTAAAAGGCCGTTGCATGTTTGTAGATATGCTATCAACACATGGTGAAATATGGTTGATGTCAAGGCTGGATACAGGAAGGATTACTTCGATCGTTTCTGGATCGTTCATCAAACTATCCAACCTTCTGCTGGCTTGGCTTTCGGAGGAAGGGGTTTCGGTGCCGGCGCCGGCTGCTCGGGCTCCAACTCGGCCGCTGGATCGGCTAGCCCTTCGCGCTTGGCTATCCGTTCTGCGGTATCAGTTAGTGCGAATCCTTGCTTTGCCTTTGTCACTGCGCCTTGTTCTGCTGCAATCGTTTCCTTGATCTCTGCTGCTGTCCTGGCTGGATGTCGATAGTCTGCTCCATCAGATATCGCAGTCCCATTTTGTGGACGCGGTGTCGAGAACTGAACCATGCAACGATGAAGAAAGACTTCGACACCATCTTGCATTTGTTGCAAGTCTCCTTCGGTTGCTTGAATGCATTGAGATAGGAACTCACGAACCAGCTTAGCCGCTTCTACTGCTGGCCCCATATGTCGCTGTTTGACTGGTTTTGTGATCCTCTGAACAGGTTGTCCGGGGATCCTTCTGTTTTGGTGTTCCATATCTCTTCCTTGTTCCTGGTCGATGCTTGTGCTGGCCATGGATGACGCGGATTCCACTTACCATCCAAAGTCACTGGTTGTGTGCGCACTGCACCGTAGGCTTGCCACCCCACAGGCGGACCAGGGAAGTGCAACCTGCCACCTTCATCCCGCTTGTCGATATCGGATATCGCATCAGGAATATCATCGTTTGCCGAGAATGGCCATTCGGTCATCTCATCAATCAATGGCTTCCACTTGTCGTTGAATCGATCCTTTACTGATTGCGCAAAGTAGATGTCACCATTCCTGAATCTTGGCTCAACAGCCTCAATACGGATGTCCTTGGTCTCTTGACTCCTTCCTTCGATTAGGACGAACCTTGGCCTTGTGAACGTTTGCCTACGAATCTCTTCGAACAGAGATGATAGCAGTTCGCTATGAGTAGACTTCTCGACTGCAACAGCCTTACAGTTCCATTGCTGGTATCGATCCCACAACTCGCAGATCATCCGGCAACTTACGCTTGGCTTCCATCTGCCAACGTAGAAGTCAATGACGTATGCAACACGGTTAGGATCGATAAGGACAACCCAAAAAGAACAGCGGTCGGTCTTGGCTTTGCGCTTTTCCTCAGCGATAAATGCGAAGTCAGTGAAGATGTATGCCCAGCAGTTGCGCGGAATGTCTTGGTCACGAATGATTCGGAAGTATTCCGGCTTGAAGATCTGATCTTCACCAGTGAATGGCTTGTTCTCGTAGAAGCATGCATATAGCCTTGGCGGCAAGATGCGCTTCTGACCAGCAACATACTTCTTCGTAAGGCGCCCAGGAAAGAACAGGCTGGTTGGCGTCTTCGATTCAGGATCAACAATCGGCTCGCACCATGCATGAACCGATATTTCAAACATCTCTCGAATCTTTATGTCCTTCTGGATTCGACAGTAGATGTCCGCAAAGTGATGTAGCGTTCCAATCACGAACAGTTTGCAACCAGGATCCAACTGTGCAAGTGTCTCGCCAAACCAGTTCCATAGCTTCTCAATGGATTCTGGAGTTTGCGTGTTCTTTTGGCTGCAAACGTCATCCATGAACACGTAGTCCCAATGGAACCCGGTTCGCACTGTGCCAACTGAACCAGCGTAGAGCGTTGGCTCTTTTGGATCGAAGCCCTTGGAACGTTGCGCAGAAGTAAACTCACCATTCTTCCAGTGCTTACCTCTATGGACACCGAATCTTTCTCTGAACCACTCAGAGTCAATGATATCCATTATCTTCTTGACGATCTCGCTTGATAGCGCATCCGTCTCAGAAGATACGTTGATACGAACGTTCGGGTTACAAGCTATGATCCATGCTACGTGACCAATGTTGAATGCTTGCGTCTTGAAGCTACCACGCGGCCACAGGACCAACTTGAACTTGTAGATCAGCCGATCAGTATTCTCGGGATCTGCCTCACCATTCCAGTGGATT